ATAGCTGAGATGGAATGGTTACGAGAGTCTATCAATAAAATTAATCCTGTCTTTGTTATTTTCGATACGTTCTCATCATTAGCAACTAATACAAAAGAAAACGTAAATGAGGAAGTAGCAAGGGTTTTAAGGATGGTATCGGATTGCTGTTTAAATGTTGGAGCTGGATCTGCTGTTGTACATCATTATGGGAAGGATGCAGACAAGGGAACCAGGGGAGCATCTGCTTTTAGTGCAAACGTAGACTATGAAATAGCAATGAAGCGAGCACCTAACACGCTAGATGCTGTTATAAGCTGCAAAAAATCAAAAGACGGTGATTTCTTCGATGATATAGAAATAACGGCTAGAATCGTAGATATAGGGCTTATTCGGCAGGATGGTGGAAAAGCCACATCATTAGTTTTGTCATTGTCTGAACATGGTGACTCCCTTACTCCCCGTCAAAAAATGGCAATGGAAGCTATTAGGGGAGTAATGATTGAAGAAGGGCATTTTATGGATGGTCATAATGGTGTGACAGAAAAGCAGATAAAGGATTGCTTTAAGGTTGCTTTTGCACATGAAGGTGAAAACAAGTACAGAATGTTTGGAAAGCTAGTTCCAGCGCTAAAAAAGAAAGATGTTTTGGTGGAAAAAAATGGCTTTTTCTTTATTAAATAGACTACTCCCCTAAACTACTCCCCTATCAAAAAAAACATGGGGAGTAGGGGGAGTCGACATGCCCTTTTTACTCCCTCCCCTTCCTCCCTTTAGGGAGGGTAGGGGAGTAGGGGAGTAGTGCGAATTTCGTGGCTTGGGGGAGGGGGAGTAAATTGTATTGTTTGGGTATGTTTTGTATATTTATTTAAAACAATTATATTTTTTTATTGACAAATGTTTTATACAAGGTACAATGAACCAACGGTTTAATAAACACCGGAGAGACTAGATGAAACACTACACAATAAAAAAAGACAATGCCATCATCAACCCATTCGCAAGCGAAAAAGCAATACTTGAGCGTACAGGGTTAGATGATATTAAAGAAGCCATCAAATCTTTACGAGAAGATGGGTATGTGGTTAAGGAGGTTAAGAAATGAAAAACAAATACAGAATAGTTAAAGATAATTTTTTAGGGCTAGAAGTTCAAGTAAAATTTTGGTGGTTTCCGGTTTATTGGTTTGAATGCAACTCTTCAAATACATATCTAACTATAGCAGAAGCAAAAAAGTTTATAGAGAGCCACAAAAAAGGGCTTACAGAGGTAGTTTGGAGCGAGTGAATGCAAACGCACCTATAATTTATTTTCGTGGCGTGGTGAGGATTTATGAAAGAAAAAACAGAAGTAGAAGTCGAAGTAGAAGCAAATGGGAAAGGTGACGACGATGGTTTATATAATTTAGACCAAGGAGGAAAAGGTGGAACGCCTGATTTTTATTTGTATGGACATAAAATCGTACAAAAAGATGGTGATGGGAAAGGAGGGGTATTATGAAAACATTTAATGCAATTTATGTTGATGATGAAGATAAAGACATAGAACTAGAAATATCATACGGAATTTCGCGCTATAGACCGGCTACATGGGACGACCCCGCCGAAGGCGGTGAACTAGAAGAGTGCGAGATTAAAACCGTACCAGAGTCATTATTGGCTGAAATTGATAGTGATGAGTTTAGGGCATTGGTAGAGGAATGGATTTGGGATGATTATGATAATTGTAAAGATGATGGGAGTTGGAGGTGAAAGACGAAATAGAAGTGATTATGTGGTGTTTAGGTGGAATGATTGTTTGTGTGGTACTTGCAATTGTTTTTAAACTATGATTTAATACATCCAAACCTTCACTCTCTCCCAGTGTTATGATGCGTTTTAGGCCGCTTAGACGTAAAAAATCGAAGGTGGCCTTTTTTTTTGAGAAAAATATGAAAAGTGTTGAAGTGAAATTAGATAGCGGTAAAAAAGTACTATTGACTTTTAGTGATGAAGTTGGTTATTCTGATACAATAGCTCGATGCTTTAGGGCTGAACAAATGAATAAACGGCAGCATCTACTTGATATTATTGAAGGATGCCAGAAGGAATTGGAGGTGATTTATGAGCATGATGAGAAGTAAACCAAAGATTTATAAGCAAGATGGATATTGGGCTTGTGAAACAGATTGTGCAATTGGTGTTGGATATACGCCTGCAATTGCATACAATAATTGGGCGAGATTTAGAAAGTAATTTCTAAAAAATAACGAAAGACAATGGCTAAATTCGAACCAGGACAACCAAGACCAGCAGGAGCAGGCCGCAAAAAAGGCGTTACCAATGGTGACACAGCAAAGCTGCGAGAGTTGATATTAGGCGCTCTTGATGAAGCTGGTGGACAAGATTACTTAGTTACTCAGTCAAGGGAAGAGCCAAAAGCGTTCCTTGCTCTTATCGCTAAAGTAATACCAAGGGAAGTTGAGAATAAAATTAGCGGTGACTTGTCCATTCAGACTATCACACGCAAGATTGTAAAATGAATCTCACCATTGAAACCCCTGAAACCTTTGAGCCTTTACTTGAAGCAAGTAGATACAAAGGTTGCTGGGGTGGGCGTGGTTCTGGTAAATCTCATTTCTTCGCAGAGCTGGCAATTGAACGATGCATTATGGCAAAGACCGCTATCTGTTGCGCTCGTGAAATACAAAAATCACTAAAGCATTCAGTAAAGAAGCTATTAGAAATAAAGATTGAGCAGCTGGGTGTCGGATCTCTATTCGAAGTGCAAGAATCAACCATCAAAGGATTGAATGGATCAGAGATTATATTCACTGGCCTTCAATCACATACTTCAGACTCTATAAAATCACTTGAATCATTCGACATTCTTTGGATAGAGGAAGCGCAAAACGTATCTCAAAAATCACTCGACATAGTTCGCCCTACCTTTCGTAAGCCAGGCAGTGAGCTGTGGTTTTCATGGAACCCAAACGACCCTACAGATCCAATAGACGCATTCCTTAGGTGCGATAATCCTCCACCTGATTCCGTCATAGTCCAAGCAAACTATATGGACAATCCTTGGTTTCCAGACGTACTTAAGGATGAGATGGAATATGACCGTAAACGTGATTACGACAAGTATTGTCATGTTTGGCTGGGCGAATATAGAAAGAATAGCGAAGCGCGTATATTTAAGAACTTTATCGTTGAGGAGTTCGAACGTCCAGATGGGACTATTCATCGCCTTGGTGCTGATTGGGGATTTAGTGTTGATCCTAGTACGCTAATAAGATGCAGCTTAGAAGGGAATAGGCTTTACGTTGATTATGAAGCGTATATGATAGGATGCGAGATTGTTAACTTACCTGATTTGTTTGATCGTGTACCAGAGTCACGCAAATGGTTCATTAGAGCAGATAGCGCACGACCTGAAACCATAGACTATATGCGTAAGCATGGCTATCCTAAGATACAAGCCGCAGCAAAAGGCGCTGGAAGTATCGTTGAAGGAATATCGTTCTTACAATCGTTTGATATTGTTGTTCATCCCAGGTGCAAGCATTTGATTGATGAGTTGAATAGCTACAGCTACAAGCGAGACAAACTGACTGATGAAATACTTCCAATCATTGAAGATAAAAATAACCATGTAATTGATGCCTTAAGATACGCTTGCGAAGGCATAAGGAAAGCGAGTACAATGAAACGCAAAGTAGACACAACAAACTATAGATCAGCTTCTGGCCTTTCATCTTGGATGGGTAATTGATGAGCGATAACGAAAAAGACCTTATTATGTCACTCACTTTAGCGCATAGTGTTTTAGCTTGGTGGGAAGATCATAAAGATGAAATGTATATAGATTCGCTAGATAGAGATTGCGATTATAAGCTATATCCTAAAGAGCCCGAGTTTGTTAAACTGGCAAAAGAGTTAATTAATGGCTGAATACGACGAACAAAGCGAAGATAAGGACAAAGATACCCTATCAATCATGCGAAAGCGCTTGCAGAGCGCAATTGCAGCCTATTCGGACAGCAGAGAGGATGAATTAGATGATCTTAAGTTCAAAGCAGGATCACCCGACAACAATTGGCAATGGCCCGCAGACGTTCTCGCTACTCGTGGATCTGTACAAGGTCAAACAATCAATGCAAGGCCCTGCCTCACTATCAATAAGCTCCCTCAACACGTCCTCCAAGTTACTAATGACCAGCGTCAAAATAGACCAGCAGGAAAAGTAATTCCAGTCGATGATAAGGCAGATATTGAAGTTGCTAAGATTTTTGATGGTATTGTTCGACATATTGAATACATAAGCGATGCTGATGTGGCGTATGATACAGCTTGCGATAATCAAGTAACGTATGGTGAGGGATATTTTAGAATACTGACTGATTATGTAGACGAAAAGTCTTTCGATCAGGATATTCGTATCGCTCGTATTCGCAACTCCTTTAGCGTCTATATGGATCCATTGATGCAAGATCCATGCGGGGCTGATGCTGAATGGTGTATTATCGAGACAGAGCTATCCAAGGAAGAATATGAAAACACCTATCCTGATGCATCCCCTATTTCAACCATACAAGCGCAAGGCGTAGGTGATGAAAGTTTGGCGGCTTGGATTAATGCAGAAACAGTAAGAATTGCAGAATACTTCTATATCGAGCATGAATCCAAGACATTAAACTCATATCCTGATGGAACAGTGTCTCTGTCTGATTCACCAGAAGCAAAGCAATATAAGCAATATGGCCTTAAACCTAACAAGACAAGGCGAGTAGACGTTAAAAAGATTTGCTGGGTAAAGACCAACGGCTATGAAATATTAGAAAAGAGCGATTGGGCTGGAAAGTGGATACCCGTCATTCGTGTTGTTGGTAATGAGTTTGAGGTAGAGGGTAGGTTGTATCTATCCGGACTTGTTCGCAATGCCAAAGACGCACAGCGCATGTATAACTATTGGGTGTCTCAAGAGGCGGAAATGTTAGCCCTTGCACCCAAAGCACCTTTTGTTGGATATTCCGGTCAGTTCGAAGGCTACGAGCAGCAATGG